CGGTCTTGGAGGCTTCTGCGGTGCCTAATGTTGTAATGTCGTTATAATTTAACTCTGCGGCGGTGGCCGTAACCCCGTCGAGAATATTTAACTCTGCCTGGCTGGAGGTCACTGCACCTGTAATATTCGGGAAGGTGTTTAATAATACGTTCTTAATCCCCCGGATATGGTCGTCGCCCTCTGAAAGAGTGTCTGTTGCGCCGACCGGGTTAGTGTTTACCAGGTCATCGATAAACTTCGAAGCGCCTGTGAGGTCTTCAAGTGCCATTTATGCCTCCTTTGATCGTTTGGCCCCGGCGAATTTACCGGTCATGTATTCTTTGTTTATTTCGTTTAACGCCCGTTGTGCTTTGGATTCCCATAACGGGACGCGCGGGTCATTTTTAAGAAAAGGCTCAGCCTCCGCAAGGGAAGCAAAAAACAGGGCATCGCTAAAGTCTTGAGTAAAATCATTACTGGTGTTTGATCCTGACAAAGCCGTGAGGCGTTTGTAGTACATCCCCTTAACTGTGTAGGTGGAATCAGGGTAAGGGCCAAAGATTAAGTTAGACCCTTCCACCGCTGTGAACTGGGGTTTTGCTTCGGATGACCTGGTCGGGTAAAGTCTTAGTAGTTGTTCGTCATCAATGATTCGCAAAGGCCGGTCAGGTGACCCGGCAACTCTGACCGATTTCAAAGCGATAAAATCAGCGGGTAAAGCCGCCGCCCCGGATGAAATAGTTACAGACAGGGTCGCTTCCATTGACCTGACTCTGGCGTGACGATAAACACGTTTCTCTGCGTACCGGATCAACGAAGAAGCCACCGCAGTTGTTATCTCGTTATGGTCGGTCCACGAGATAATGTCAGTAATCATTGTAGTGTAATCGCTCATACTACCGCCTTAATCGCTGGTTTAATCCACATTTTCAACGCCTTCTCAACTGTCTTGGGGGTCCAGTCGTGGAATAGTTTCACTGACTTAGCCCATACATAATTTTTACGATAAAATAACCAGCCTGTAATATCAGGGACCAGGACCCAGGCTTCTGTTCCTAACGCCCCAGCCAGTTGGGTCGCGGAGGTGGGGACAGAAATAACAAGGTCAAGCTCTGACACAAGCGCGGCAGTCAAATCATAGTCTTTGATTTCTGTAATCCAGGGGAAGTGATGGACCTTGATTCCACGGGACTTCTCAAAGGCTTCGATTTCTTCCGAAGGGTCTTTGTACTGTAATGATATAAAGTCCACGTCCTGGTTTCTTAAAACCGGGGTCAGTCGTTCCAGGTCTAGTTGCCTGAAGTGCATTCGTGACTGTTTCGTCCCGCCGGTCCAGGCGATGCCAACCTTGGGTTTATTGGAGATTGAATCCAAAAGCCCACGGACAGATTTGCGCATATCAGTATCTGCTGTCAGGTAAGGCTCGCCAGTGAAGTCAGCATCGGTCTGCCTGACAAACTGCCCTAGCGAAGCAATGGACATCGAGGCGTTGGGCATGAAGGCTTCGGGTAAGACTTGCTCTTCCGCCCAGCGGTTACCTGAGACATAGATATTAGGCTCGTCTTTAAAAGACCTGGTCATTAATGACTTTAGCCTTGGCATGCAGTCATAGACGACTTTATTGTCTTTGGCGACATCTCGAAGAAAAGACGAGTAGATTAGTTCATCCCCTATACCTTGTTCTCCGTTGACCATAATAACTTTTCCCGGGGTTCCGTCCCATTGTTCACAGTCGTTATAATGGATATGCGGTCTACAAGACTTGCCGAGTATATTGTCGTACAGCTTAAAGCCTTCACCCCACTGACCGAGGTAGAGGTATAAGAACGACAAACAGGACAGGACATGTGGACTTTCAGGATCGACCTCCTTGCCCTTATCAGCCCATTCCTTGGCTTCGTCAATTTTGCACTGTTGTATAAAGAGATTCGCCATATTAGTAATAGCGAGCGTGTATTCGGGGTGGAGTTCGTGGGCTTTTATAAAGCATTTCTCAGCCGCCGCCCAGCCTCCTTCATTATCTAGCTGGCATTGCCCATAATTAACCCAGGCTTCGGGTCTGTCAGGGGCTTTAGCGAGGACTCTTGATGCGATGTTATAAGCCAGTCCCTTTTTGTTGGTGGATATAAAGATAACCGCCAGTAAAAAGAGTGCGGAAAGGTCTTCAGGGTCTTCATCAAGGACTTCGTTGACAAGTTCCAGTGCATCAACAAAGTCACCGTTATTACTTAAATCCCTGGCCTTTAGAAGCGTTTGCTCTCTCATAATTTAATGTTGTTCACGTTAAGTTTGCGCCAGTCCGGGTCGTTTAGTTTCTTTTTAGCGTATTCCTGCCACTCTTTGGAGTAGGCCGGCTTCCCGCATTCGATAGACCATTGCATGATGATGGAATTGGGAATAGTGCCTATCTTCCACCAGTCTTTTTTCTTATCCAGTGCCTGCGCCTCGAATTTGTTCATATCGAGAATAGGCTCCACGTCCTGCGAATAGCGCAAGTGGTTTTTCTTGGCTATCGGGTCATGTTCGAAATAGGTTGAGATCCCGGTGAAGGGGTCATAATCAAGTAATCTCATAAGACCTCAAAAAAAGAGGCCCCGAAGGGCCTCAAGGGTTGGGGATTAATACAATAGCTCTCCGATCTTACCTGAAGATGCCGGACTTTTTGCCTCAAGGGTCAGCTCAGTGATGAGCATGGCCCGGTCAGAGTCACCGGTCTTCGCCAGGGGAACGGTGGACATACCACGTAGCTCTGCAATCGCCCAGTACTCCATATCGAGGAAGTAAATCTGGGTAGATGGCATGAACCGGTTAGGTACGACCATGTGCTCGCCGAAGTTTGAAACAAGTACATCGGCACCTTGGACGATAGTCCCTTGTGACTTCCCGGGTACGTCCTTATACAAGGTAGCAATACCGGAGAGTTTAGACAGGAACTTCTTACCGCTGGAGTCGCACATAATCACACCCGGGTCACCACCGGAGTTCCAGCACTGCGCGATAACCGTTGCGACAGGGTCTTCCAGTTGGGTTGCCGTGGTAATCGTGACACCTGTGCCTGCAACGTAACCTGTACCACCACCCGGTGTTGTGCCGGTTGAGGTCATTTTGTGCAGGTTAGTACCCAGCCAGGTGGCAACACCACCCAAAACACGGGCGGTTGCTGTGGCGGTGGGGTTGTCTTTGTTTTGTGTGCCTAAAAGGGCTTTTTCGATATTCCTTTTTAACTCACGTCCACGTTTGACAAGTTGATATTCATATTCGTCCGAACGACCAGCAGAGTTGACCGCACGTTGGGTGCCGGATACGCTGATAACCTTTCGGAAAATATGTGTTTTGTTATTCAGTCGGGTTGTTGCTACGCCTGCATCGGCAGTTGCATCATCGCCTTCCAAATAAGCCTGGGTAGTAGCCGCATCAAGCGCGTCTGTCTGCCATTCGTGCGTGGTCGCAGTGGCTTTGCCGCGTGAGATTCGACTTGCGAAGGGAGTTTCGACCGGTGAGACATCGTAAATAATGTCTGACAAGTCCTCCCGATTACCTGCTGCATCAAAGGATGTGTAGGTATTGGTTGGTAGTGCCATTTGTTATCTCCTGGATTTCAAGGCTGCAACAGCATCGCGCCAGTCGCCTGTTTGTTTCAGGCGTTGTTGCGCTTTGGCTTGTGCTTCGAGAGAGACCTGATCTTTGCTGGGACGATTCCCGCCTTTCAAGACTTTCGGGACCTTTTTGACAAGTTTCGTCTTTGCGCCGGTTTGCCCTTTCTCGTACTGCATTGACTGGTAAAACGCTTTCAAGAGTCGGTTGTCTGCAATCTGTTTAATCTCGTCTGCTGTGAAACCCAGCGAGTCAGTCACGTACTTGGCCACATCCCCCTCGACGCTTTTCCAGTTTGGAATCGCCTCAAGGGTTCGTTGGTGTTCGTTCTGAAGATACTCTGCATACTGCCGCTGATACTCTTCGGATTGAACTTGTTGTGATGATTGCGAGGTGGTTACAGCTTGATTTACCAGATTAGAGAACTGCTTTTCCCTTTCTGCGATTTCCTGTTTTCTGGCCGCGTATTCCGCCGGGTCGTCTTCTCTTAGCGTCTTCATTTCTGCTTCAGAATAAGGGGAGACAAACACGTCTTTCAATGCTTCCAGTACAGCCGCACTTTGCTGTGCAAATTGGTTGGTTTTGTTAGCCAAGTCATTCAGGTGCTCTTTTTGCGCCTGTTCGATTTTGGCTACCTCTTTCGACCGGTTAGTCAGTACCTTGTCACCCTGGTATGCGTTAATCAATTGATCAAGAGTTACGTCTTCAGTCTCGTTGCCAATCTTGGCCCGGAATCTTATCCCGTCATCTTCTACGACAAGACGGTCATTCTCCAGGGCCAGGATCTCAGCGAGCTGGTCGGCTTCTATCTCAAGCGTTTCGGCTCCGGTGTCTGGTTCTTGTACTTCGGTGGGCGGTTCACCTTCTGCCTCATCGGTTTCGGGTGGAGCCGTTTCCTGCTCCTCTTGAATATCTTCTTCCCCTGCTTTTATTCCTTCTGCTTCTATTGCTTCTTCTATTTCTTGTTCTTTTGGTTGTTCTTCGGGTCTTAATGCCTTCAGTTGATCAAGTGCTTCGTTAATGGTTGACATGGTGTTCTCCTAGCTGGTGACGGGCCTGTTTGCCCTTATTGACCTTGACTTTCATGATCTGCATGAGCTTGTTGATTGCGTAGATCTGATGTTTGTATAACTTGGCTTCTTCCTCATCGCCCGGGGCCAGGTTTTCCCATGCAATATGGATGGCTTGTTTAAGCTCATTGAAATAGGGCTCAAGCAGGTCTATCTGAGACTGTGCGACATCGGCTCGACGCATTATCTCGGTTAAGTCAAGAGTAGAATCAGTTCCTCGTCTTCCAGATGCCATAAAGTCTCCGTTAATCGTTTTTCGGCTTTTGTAATGTTGGATTTTAACACCCGTATCCGGGTTTTCTTCTCGGGGTGCAGGTTTTCAACCTGTCTCAAGTCTTTCTCAAGGTCCCGGATGTATTGATGCAAATAATACTGAAGTTCTGAGTGGGAATAGACCTTTCTGCGTCTGCCGTTAATGATAACGGTCTTCCCGCCCCCGGTGACAACCGCAGGCAGTTCATACCAAAACCCATTCGCCCAGAATGAAGTTGCCCAGAAACCGGCCTTCCAAAAGCCGTTACGTGACAGGCTCATGATTTCTCGATTCTAACCAACTTCCCCGTATCATCACGCTTGATTTTCTTTTTACCAATTCGGGCCAGTCGACCTTCGTTGTCGTACTCCACGTCTTCCGGTTCGTTCTGTTCTTTTTTCATCTCATCCAATGAGTCCATGAGATTGACTATCATTTGCTCTGCGCGTTTCTCGGTGGCCTGGTAAGTTTTCATGAGCTCGACTTGTGCGGCCAGGTCTGCTTTGTATCTTTCCAGGTCTTGGCGCTCTTCTTCGGTGTTCACGTCAGAGGTCAGTTTAGCGGCAGCGGTGTTCTCTTTGATGTCAAGTTCACGCTGTTTTAGTTGCGCTCCGATCATGTCTTTTTCGTCTTTCGACTTGGCCTGGACTAACTGAAGCTCAGCCAGCAGCATTTCTATATTGTGTTTGCTCTGGTCTTGCCTGGCCTTTGATGACAGTTCTTGCAGTTTGATCTGGAGCTCGTCCTGTTTTCGTTGATGTTCCAGTTGGGCCCGTTGCATTTCTACCTGTCGTTTTTGACCTTCAATCTGCTGCAGGGCTTGTACCTGGATCATGGTCGGGTCGGGTTGGGGTTGTTTGGGTGGGATCTGACTGGGGTCTGTAAAGTATTTCTCGGGGACAAAGCCCATCAATTCCGCTTTATCAGAGGCCGCTTTATAAATGTTCTGCGGGGTAAAGACTTCCACTCCCAACTGAATGAGCTGGATTTGAGTCTGGATTAAATTATCCAGGTTTGCCAACCGCTCTGAATTGTTCTGGGTTCCCAGTCCAACCTGGACAGTAATATTCGTCCTTTCCCGCCATTCTCGAGGGTCAACCGGCACCCAGGAGTTTTTTAGTTTAATCCGGGTTTCTCGGTCCGAGTGTTTTCTAACCAGGTGGTGTAATGTTCTAAAGAGTTCCTTCACCCCGACTTCAGCGAAGATACGGGCTATCATTTCGACCTTAGCCTTAGCTTCGGCCACCATCGACATAACCACGCCGGTGTTGGCGTTGGCTAAAATATTCGGGTCCAACTGGGTCTGGAAGTCTCCAATGCGTGAGTGGAGAAACTTGTCCAGTAAATCATTTAATGTGTAAGACTCTGCCGGCAGACCGGATGGGGGAATGTGGAGGATTGAATTACCTGGTATCCCATCAACTGCCCGGATTCCAAAAGGCTTGGAGGTGAGCATATCCTCGACATTGACCGTGTTCTCGTCGTAGTAGGTTGTGCCGTTGATTGTTTGGTTAATATTATCGAAATAGGCCCGCATTAACATCGTTCGGGACTCCTGGATATCGTGGATCATGTCAGAGATGGAAAGCCCAAAGAACTTGTGGGTTAAGATGTTAGGTGTCAAGGCGTTGATAGGGTGGTAGTCCATCTCTTCGATATCAATAAATCGCCCCGAGCGCATGATTTTCAGTAACTCCGCCACACCGTCACCATCGCGGTCGGCCATGACGTAACATTCTTTAATCTTGACCTGCTTCATCCCGATATTGATCGAGACCTCGTCGATCCACTGCTCATCAGTGAGATTGTTTCTGGCCAGGGTCTCTTCGGTAAGTTTAATCTCGTTGTCGCCGAACTCCATCATCTGGATATCAGTATCAGAGAAGCCCATTTCTCGAAGTTCCGACACTGTTTTGGTTGTGATGTGGGCACAGAACCTGGCTTTGGTAGGGTCTACGGTCTTTGCGTCTTTGGAGATTAGGAATTCTTCAGGTGGAATGACTTCTGTAATGTATCTGACATCATTCGTTGTGCGGGTAAATGTGACGTTATGGACCTTAACCTGGATAGGTCCTTGCGGGGTGGGCATCTCACCGGTTTCGGTGGAATGCTCCTCGACTTCTAATTCTTCATCAGCGGCCAGTGACTGGAATTCCTGGTCTAACAAGCCCTTATAAGACTCTTTGGTGACCTTCTCGAACTCCTCGACATACGTCTTGGTAATGCCGTTCTTTTGTAGCAGGGCATCTTTGAACCAGGAGTACAAGATCAGGAAACCAGCTTGCTCTTTGTAAAAGACATGATT